TGATGTGATTGACAGAGACCAACGTGTGTTTGAGGCAAATGAAGGCTTGACTGTGGATGTTGTGGAAGATCTATTAATTAGATCAACAGAACGCATCCTCTCCCAACTACGCTCAACAGATTGGTGGAGAAGTTACTACTTGAAACAGAGTAGCACTTCCGTCCAGTCTGTAGCAGACATTCCAGAACTAGATGCGGCAAAGATATTGAGTAGACAGAATGATTTCACAGACTTATGTGTATTTCATTCCTTCTACTACTACATCATGCCTAAGATAGCAGACTTTAGTGATGAGAACAATGCTGAGCGTCAAAAGATTGGCCATTACCAAGCAAAATATAATGAACTGTTAGGTGAATTATTGACTGCTGGTGATTGGTATGACTATGATGGTGATGCTACTGTAGAAAGTGCAGAAAAAGCACCAAGCGTAGTTAATCTAAGGAGAGTGCGATGAGAGACACTATCTTAACTTACTTAAAAGCAAATACTGTAACAGGTTTTGGTATAAGTGAGGAATTACCTTGGGACGCAACGGATAATCCATTGTATCTTAAGAATATGAAAAAGATATATGTCAATCAGCCACAAACAGCCCAAGACCCTTTGATTGACACATTAGATGGAGGCTCAATAGTTGATGAAACTACACAGGTCACTGTCTTTGTATCAACAGACGCAAAAAACTTACCAACAAGCTATGACACTATGGTATCAACTGTAAAACAGACTAGGTTGCAAGACCTTACTCAAGGATGGCGTCAGCGTCAGACTGATGTAGAAACAAGTTTTGAAGGCGATACTATGGTAACAGAGTTTACTTTTAACTTTTCGAAGTTAATTATTAATTAGGAGCAACAACAATGGCAGATTATATCTATCCAGCACCAGGTGTGACAGGCGTAGAAGCTACACTAACTCTTGAAATTGATGCAGACGCAACCAACGACGCAATGGTTGTGCCAAGTCTTCAAGACATGACAGTGAATGCTTCAAACGACGTGTTTACTTGGACACAGTTGGATGAAACAGCTAAGAAAAATGTTGCTACAACATCAACAAACAGTATCTCAATGAACCTAGTGCTTGACCAAACAACATTCTTTGGTGATGGCACAAGTGCCGCAGGCACAGCTTCATTAGCAGGTATCTTTGGTATGAGTAATGGTAAAAACCTAGTAGAATTTAGCCTATATTTAGGTGATGAGTCTACAGGAACTACAGGTAAAACTATTTCAGGAAAAGGTTATGTTACAGGTCTAGCACCTACAGTATCAGCTGATTCTCCTGTTTGGGTTTCACCAATTACAATTACTGTTGACGGTGAATATACCGTAGCCTAGTAGATGTAGTAGTAATAGTATTAAGGATAATAAGGGCAGTAGTTTATGCCCTTTTATCTCAACATAAATACAGATAAGAAGGAACAAGATTAATGGAAGTTTTACAGAATAAAACAGACCGAGAATTACTACAGAGTATGTTAGCTGAAACAGCTAAAGCTCTAAACGAAGTTAATTGTGCTCGCAAAGATGTAGACAAAGCACGCAATAGATTAACTTTCCAAATTGCAGTAATTAATGAAATGATTAACAGAGAGGAAGACTAATGGAACTATCAAAACTAGCATCAAAACCCCAATTATTAGAAATCAAAGTAGATGATGAAGATACCGTCACCAAGTATGGTGAAGCAGTGTCATTTTGGATGTATGACAGACAAGACATCGCAACATTTGTTAAAATGTCCAGAGTAGATTCAACAGACTTTGAAGCCACAACTGAGTTAGTTAAAGAACTAATTCGTAACAAAGATGGTAAGCCAGCTCTAGATGAAGAAAGGAGTTTACCAATGGACATACAGTTGAAGGTAATCAATAAGGTGGTTGAACAGTTGGGAAAGTTAACAAAAGAGCTATCACAAAAGACGACAGAGACCTAATTCTAATAGCAAGAATAGACTGGGTCGCAAAGAGGTATGGAGTTCTACCAAGTGAACTCATTGAAAGAGCAGATAGTAGAGATTTTGAAATAGCTGAACTTAGTCAGCGTTACGAAAACTACATCAGAGAGCGTGATGAAGCTGAAAGAACAGGCAAAGCTCCTCCAGCTCCAGCACTTACGCAAGACCAAATGCAGTCTATGATTGACAATGTTAGGAAAACAAAGTGATTAAAATAACAGTTGATACCAAGGATACACTGAAGCAGTTTGAGCAGTTATCAAAAGAAATAGCCAAACTGCCTCAACAGGCTCATAAGGTGTTTGTTTCAAACACACCTAAACGAACAGGTAATGCTCGTAACAAGACCCGAGTATCCGGCACAACTATTCGAGCTAACTATGATTATGCTAGTAAACTTGACAGTGGTTATTCACGCAAAAGTCCTAAGGGTATGACTGCACCTACTCTAAAGTTTATTAAAACAAAGTTAGAAGAAATCACAAGGAATCTATAGATGGCTAGCACAGACATTAATGTAAAACTAGTTGACCAAACCAAAGCTGGCTTTCGCCAGATAAACTCAAACCTTAAAGGGCTACAAGGGCAGACTTCAAGTCTAACCTCAGGCTTTGTTAAGTTAGGTGCCGCCATAGCGGGTAGTTTTGCTGTCAAAGGTATTGTAGATACTGCAAGTAAGTTCCAAGACCTTAGAACATCACTACAGCTATTGATGAAAGACAGTCAAGCTGGTGCAGAAGCATTTGACAACATTAAGAAGTTTGCTACATCAAGTATATTCTCAGTTGAACAACTAACAGAAACATTTATTAAGTTAAAAGCGGCTGGTATTCAACCTACCACTGAACTGTTAAACACATTCCAAGACACTGCGGCCATAACAGCTGACTCTGTGGGTGCATTACAGGCCATAACAGATCTATTTGCTAGAACAACAGCAGGTGGTTTGGGTCTAGAAGAACTTAACAGACTAGCTGATCGTGGTATTCCAGTATTTGATATCCTAAGTGAAAAGATTGGTGTATCAAGACTTGAAATATCAGACCTAGGTAAATCAGCACAAGGTGCACAAAAAATACTAACAGCTCTACAAGATGGATTGAATGAACGATTTGGTGGTGCTGTTGAAGGTAGAATGAACAATGTCAGTCAAGCATTTAACAATCTAGGTGATGCTATTGACAATGCCAGTGATGCTATTGGTCAAGGTGGACTAAATGAAGCTCTAGCAGACGCGGCCACAACAATTACTAAATTTATTACAGAAAACCAAGAAGGATTCAAAGAGTTTGGTAGTGTTATTGGTAAAGCCATTACTCTTGTTATAGACAATATTGCATTACTAACAGCGGCCTTTGTAGCATTTATATCAGCCGCGGCAGTAAGTAAAATTATAGCTATTGCAGAAGCATTTGGTGTGCTTAATGGAGTATTAAGCAAAAACATATTTGTTAAATTAGCAGTGGGTGCCATTAGTCTAGGCACAGGCTTATACACCTACTTCAAACTAGGTGGTGACGAAGCTGAAAAGACAGCAGAAAAGGTCAAGGAAGTTGGTAAAGAACTTAAAGAGGTAGCTAAAACATCAAATGATGGTCAGAACCTAGCAGAAGTTCTTAAACTGCAGACAGCAGGTCTCTCAGCTGAACTAGCTAGCCTTACACAGAAGTATGACGCAAGTAATCAAGCACTGCGTAAGAAAATAGAATTAGAAACAGAAGCTATTGGTCGAGGACAAAGTCAACTAGACCTTAGTCGTGCATTAGGTGATGCTGAAGCTCAACTTACTAATCAGCGAGCAAGAATACAAGAAAAAATCAATAAGATACAAAATGATGCGGGTAAAGGTGCTCAATTCAAAGCAGAAGCAACTAAACAGTTATTAGCCGCTGAACAAGTATTAATTAAAAGCACTCAAGAACAAAAAGAAGCTCTAACAGAGCTACTAACAATAAAACAAAAAGAAATAGAATTAGATCAACTAAAACAGTTTGGTATTCAGCAACAGTTAGATCTACAAGATGAGATCCGTGCTGTGCAAGATGAAATTGCACAGATCACAATGACTGAGATTGAGAAGAAACACTATGATATTGCTAGAGCCGCAAGAGAATCAGCACAAATGCAAGTTGATGCATACAAGAGACTGAAAGATGCCGCTAATGAGCCTTATGATCAAGACATTATTGACGGTTACTATGAAGCGGCCAACCGTGGACTAGAAGAATTACATGATCTAACAGATGAACACTATCAAATGTCAAGAACATGGGAAGCGGGTTGGGAAACAGCATTCAAACGCTATGTTGAAAATGCTACCAATGCTAGTGCCCAAGCTGAAGCAGTGTTTGACACAGCAGTCAGAGGTATGGAAGACATACTGTTTGACTTTATTACCAAAGGTGAGTTGAATTGGAAAACATTTACTAAATCAATAGTTGATGAAATACTAAAAGCAGAAATATCAAAAGCTGTTGCATCAGTATTCAGCTTTGGCGGAGGTGGCGGCGGAGGTGGCGACTTTAGTCATGGTGGTGGATTTGGTGGATTTGGTATAGGTGATGTATTAGGTTCAGTGTTTGGTGGTGGCGGAAGTGGCGGTTCAGGTGGTGGCTTTATGGAAAAAGCCGGCACAGTGCTTGGTGATGTGGCCAGTGGTATAGGTGACTTCTTTGGTGGCTTCTTTGCAAAAGGTGGTTACTTACCAGCAGGACAAATAGGTATTGCAGGTGAGCGTGGACCAGAACTAATTGGTGGCCCAACACAGGTAACTCCACTGAGTGGTATGGGAGGTGGATCTACAACAGTAAACTATAATATTAACGCAGTTGACGCAAGAAGTTTCCAAGAACTTTTAGCTAGCGATCCTCAATCTCTGTATGCACTCAGTGAAAGAGGTAGAATGTCAATGGCAGGAGCAAGATAATGACTGCAGCATTTCAATGGGTATTTGATAACGCAAGTGAAATATCAATAGATAAAAAACCAACAGTGGCATCAACAATAACAAGAGATGGCACAGTCCGTGCTACATCAAGAGGTGGAGACACATGGCGTTTTACAGTTACAATGCCAGCAGGAATGCGTTGGTCAACAAGCCGTAGTTATCTAGCAAAGATGTCAGCTCTAGATAGACACACAGTAGGAACAGTTAATCTACAGAGATCAGGCTATGCGTCATGGTTAGGTAACTATCTAGGTGATAGTGATACCTTGTCAGGCTTTGGTGCAACATGGACAACAGGTAACACTGTAACACTGTCAACAGTGCCAGCAGGCAGTAATTTAACTTCAGGAGAAGTTACACTATCAGCAGGTGATTGGATACAGTTAGGCAGTGACTCAGTATATGAAGTAGTAGAAGATGTTATATATCCTTCAACCACAGTTACCCTAAACAGACCTGTTATAGAAAGTGCAGGTTCAGCTACAATAAAAATTAGTGGTGACACAGTTGATTGGTCAGTGATATGTATGAACTTTCCAACATGGACTATCATTGATAGAGACATTGTGTCGTTTGATGGTGCATTTACATTTTATGAGAATCTTTTATAATGGCTACAATTGATCTAAGTTCACACACCAGTGTCAAAACATCAATGTTTGTTAAAATTACTGTGGATGGTCTTGGTCTTGTTAATTTTTCAAGTCATCATCAATCATATACTATAGGACTTGACACTTACACTGCTCTAGGTAGTATCTTAAACATAACAGCACCGTCAGCAGACCTAACAACAACAAATAAAAAAGTAACACTTACACTCAGTGGTTTGCCACAGGCCAATGTAGACATGGTTCAAGACTATGAAATAAAAGGATCACCTATTGAAATTACTAGAGCATTCTTTGATAGTCAAACAGGTGCTTTACTCACACTCAGTGAAAACCCTGCTGTTAGATTCAAAGGTATAATCACTAACTATGCACAGAGTGAAAACTGGACTACAGCCAGCAACACCAGCACAAATACTATTCAACTTGAATGTGCTAACAACCTAG